ATCGACAATCCTATGCTCATGGATAGATTTAATAATAAATTTGGACAAATTCTAATGGAATTACAAGATCCTGATGCATGTAGAGTTGTCCCATTATTTCATGGAACAAAATTACCAGCTATTAAACCTATAGCAGAGGGTGGTTATTTAGGAAGATTGAATACAGTATCTAGATATGGAAGAGGTACTTATTTTTCTCCATCTGCAAATGTTGTATCTGATTACGCACATCGTGGGGCAGATAATATTGGTGTTATATTTTTAAATCAGGTAATTTTGGGTATTACTAAAGATACTACTAATGATCGTAATCGTTATTTTAGTTCTTTAATTCAAAATAGACCTCAACTAATTCCAAATAAAAGACCTGGGTCTCCAGCGGGTCATACTGGAGGTAATCCACATATTTCAACACCTGGTTTCGCAGGGTCTGTATTCGTTGTTCCTGATGATGATATGGCCGTTCCAACGCATATTATTTTTTTCAAATTTAGAAACTAAAATAATTTTTTAAACTTGATAATAAGTTTAAAAACTAATTAATATAAGAGCGATTATTATAGATATAACAAGAATAATTATTCTAATATTTGTTGTTATGAATTCAATAATAGTTGATTTAGGATCAGATGTTGTAGGGTCAGATGTTGTAGAGTTTATTTTTTTGCCACATTCTTGTTTTATATTACTTATGTTTATATTATTACCTGCAGTTAATTTTGATATATCTATACCACAACATGTAATATCTCCTGATGGAGATAGAGGCATTGGAGGTTTAGGGGTAACGAATGGTTTACCTTTATTATACGTATAAATAGTGTTTAAATCAGATAGTACTTTTTCAGGTGTTCTTTTACAAATTCCTTTTAGTCCAAAGATACCACAATCAGCTTGAGTCCACCACCAACCGTCAATACGACCGTGAACCCAACCTTCTCCTTGAGCTGCCTGACAGCGTTCATCTAATGATGCATTAGTTATAGCTGCAAATGCTCCAAAAGCTTTATCAGCACATCTTAACCATGTTCTCTTTTCATTTTCAAGATCATCTTGTTTATCTTGATACCAAGAGTAAGCTCCTTTTTTTAGTTCCCAATCATTCAGTTGCTTTACTTCATAATTATACATTTCTAATTTTTGTTTATATTCTTCTAAATCTTTATTGTATTGTTCAGCTAATTCTATATATTTTGCAACTCCATCTGCACATGTTTTTTGTGAGACGCTCATTTTTATTTTAATACAAAAAAAATAAATAAATAAAAATTATTCAAGTATATGTTAAATATATAGTAGTCAACTTCAACTTAAAAAATTATTCAAGTATATGTTATTTAATATAAAGAATAAATAATAAATACAAATATTATAGATATAATAATAATAATTAGATTGATATTTGTTTTTATGGTTTCAAGTATGGTTTCAAATATGGTTTCATTATATGTTGGAAGTGGAAGTGTAGATTGATCATCGCTTGACGAATCACCACCACCTAATGCATTTCTTAATATTTGTTGTTGTATTTGTTGAATACAATTTATTTCTGAATTATTAATACCTGCATCTATTTCTGAAATATTATAAGTACAGCATGATATATTTGATGTTGGAGGTATGGGAATTTTTGGAATCATTCTAACTGATGGTTTAGCATTTGAATATCCAGAATTATTAAAATCAGATTCTGCTTTTGCAGGTGTTCTTTTACAATATCCTTTAATAAAGGTCGGAAAACAACCGTCTGAAGTATTCCAATAATCACCAACAAAAGTACCAACCCATCCGTCTCCTAGTGCCCACACACACGAATTATCTCGTTGAGATTGTGTAGCGCCAGCATAACCTGCAGCTACAATAGAGTGACAGTTTTGCCATGTTTTCACATCGTTTATTAAATTATCATATTCGGTTTGATAAGTTTTATACTCTCCTTTTTTGTTTTTCCAATCATCAAGTTTTTTTAATTCTTCATCGTATTTTATTTTTTCTTTTTTATATGCATCTAAAGCTATAACATAATTATTTGCTAATGCTGAATATGTATCAATATTTTCAAAACATTTACATGCCGTATCTAATTTCTTATTTTGCTGTCTTTTAAGTGAATCATTACAATTATTATTATAAATTGAATTCATTTATTATAAAAAAAATATAAATATAAAAATAAATATATAATAAAAAATGGGTCCAGCAATATCGAAAGCAAAAAATTCTTCAGATACATTAAATGATATTGTATCTGACACTATATTATCTAGCACACAAATATGTACTTCAAGTAATGGTACAACTTTGACTTTAGATTTTTCAGATTTTAGAGCAGGTAGAGATATAGTTTTTGATGGGATTAATCAATCAGCTAATATTACACATAATTTTTCATGTCTTCAAGATTCAACTCAAAATGCAACAATGCAAACCAAAATTTTTGAAAAACTTGAACAAGCTGCAAAAGCTGCAGCCGAATCTGGAATTGGTATATCTGCTGCTGTTTCAGAAAATATTACTCAATCAGTTGGTAAAATAAAATCAAATTTTAATCTTAGTCAAGTAGCAACATGTGTTGCTAATAATACTCAGTCTCTATTCCAAGAATACAAAAGGTTGAACGCTGGAAGAGATATACGAATAAGCAATCTTTCTCAAGCAATTATTGTAAATCAAATTACAAAATGTATTCAATCAAATTCTGCGGTTACTGAACAATTAGTTGCGTTAGATAAATTAACAGGTCAAACATCAGAATCTGAGGCTAAAGGTATGAATCTCCTTTCTCTTTTTTTAATGCCTATTTTAATAGGTATTGGTGTAATTTTTCTTTTATTCGCTGGACCATCATTACTAAAAATTATGAACAAACAAGATAGTAAAGTATAAATGCCACATATGTTTTTTAAACTTATAATAAGTTTAAAAATAATTATCTAAATTTTATTTTTTTAAGTTTCCTTCTTTTTTCTAGCAGGCTTCTGCTTCAGTTTTAAAGGTGAAACTTCCATTACCTTTAACCACTTTTTATACTCATTTTTGAATTCTTCTAAATCATTTAACCATAATTGTTTTTCACTTGTAGATTTCATATGATTTAATTTGTTATTCTTCTCCTCTATTTCACTTCTCAATTGCTTTACTTTATTCGATGTAAAGGTTCGAACCTGCATCTTTAATAGATAATTGTATCCACCTGAATTTTCTTCATCTTCCTTTACATTTTCTTTATCAAAACCCATTTTTTCTAAGTTTTCTACGATGATTGCTTCTTCAACATTCATAATAAGCAATTTTTTTGATATAACATCTTCCACAAATCTTGCTTTATTAAATAAATGTCGAAGTTCCTTATCTAGTAAAGAAATCATATGAGCTTTTCTCTTCTTATAAAATTCATAACGCATAATACAAAAATCGTTTATAATTTCCTCCGTTGTATACTTCTTTAGCTGATCCTTTTCATTAAAAAGAACCATATTACTAGTGTAAAGATAAGAGTGAAGTTTCATATTTTTCAAATTACAACTGAAACCATCATCACTTTCAGTTATAACAAAATAAACATGGTTTGGAGTTGAATAGTTTTGAACACTTTTAACCTTCTTATCAACCAACCAGTCTTCAGTCATTTCCTTGAATTTATCAGTAGACATTCCAATTGGTAACTCTGAAACAATTGATTTATTTTTATCTTTATCAATAATTCCATATGTTGTAAAAGTTGAATCACTATCTTTTTTCTTTTCAATTGGTCCAGTAAAACCTCTGTACCAAGGAACTAAATCTGGGAGATATGAAATAATTGAATCTTCTTCTTCAACAATAACTTTTCCATCTTTCTTTAGCCATATTTCAATACATTCTATAATATCAAGTGGATTATAACAAGGTATACTTGAACTCCAACCAGATCCTATTCCATGAGCTCCATTTACAAGAACCATTGGAATAATAGGTATGTAGAATTTTGGTTCAACTTCATCACCATCGTCATATACTCTTTCTAATAAAATATCATCTTCTTCTCGAAAGATAAGAGGTGTTAAAGGTTCCATTTTAGTAAAAATATATCTTGCATTTGCTGCGTCAGCCCCTAAAGCTAATCTTGACCCGAATTGTCCATCTCTGTAAAGCAGTGGGATATTATTACTTCCAGGAAATTCGTTTGCCATCTTTGTAATAGTTTGAAATAAATTTTGTTCCCCGTGATGATAATTGGAAACTTCAGCGACATAACCAGCTAATTGGGCAACTTTTAAAGATGTCTTATTATAAGTCAAGTTTCTTTTTTTCAAACTATATAAAACTTTTCTCTGAGATTCTTTCAAACCGTCAAAAAGATGAGGTATACTTCTTTTACAGTCATCATGAGAAAATTTTATCATTTCATTATTTAGAAAATCAGTTAGATTCATACTTGAAAACTTTCCTGAATCATCTAAAGAAAACGAAGTTTTTGGGTCATACTTTTCTAACCATTCTTTTCTTTGATCAGCAAATTTAACATGGAAAACCTTATTAAAAGACGTGTCACAATTATCATCATTTATGTAATCAACCATTTTTTCACCGAAAGTATCTTTTATATCTTCACTTTTTGTAGTTCCAAGTCCTTTATAATACTTACATTTTATTTTAGATGTTTGATTTTTAGAAAATTCTTTGAACTTATTTTCATCATAGAAAAGTAAGTCACCTTCTTTTTTAAATACTCTGATGATTGGTGTCTCCATACTTAACAGAAAAGGGGTTTTCCTTTTTAGAATTGATGGAAACAACGAATGGAAAAAGTTCATAATTAACGAAGTGATGTGTTTTCCGTCTACGTCAGAATCTGTGAGGAGGATTACTTTTCCATAACTTAAATTTTTAAAATTATTTTCATCTGTATAATCAACACCGTGTTGTAAATTTAACGCTTGAATCAAATCTGTTATAACCTTATTTTTTGCAATTGATTCCATACTAGAATTTCTGACATTCAAACAATTATGAGTTACCGTAAAATCACCAAGCAAAAAACGATGAGTTTTATCGGTTTGAAAGCCAATGTATTCACCAACGCCTTTTTCAACTATATTAAAAGACATGTTTCTTGCATCTCTAATAAATACATGTGTTAATTTTTTCCTTAGTAATTTAGTTGGAATTTCTTTAATACCATTACCTGAAATTTTTAGTCTATATGATTCTTTATATATTTTATTACCAAGTTTATCAGTATAAAAAGCTTGTTTATCACTTAAATTGCAATAAAATCCTAATGACCTACATATATAAACCAAACTATTTAAGATATTTTTATGTTCAGCTGATTGACAAATTTCAATTAGTCCATCATCTCCAACATATCCATCGGTGTCTATAATACCAGCCAACAATTTCAGTCTAGTTTCTTTATCATTTATTATATAATCTAATGGTATATGTTTGTTATTAATCAAATTATATTTTGACAATAAAGCGACTAAAGGATTATCACCATATATTTCAACATGTTCATAATCAACAATTTCTATTACTCTTTCACATTTCATAGAAAATAATTCTTCATCACTTGCACAAGCCAATGACATTTTTTCTTTACAAGCCCCGCATTTTTTGATACTTGTAAATTTTGTTCCAATCGGAATTTTTTTAAAATCACCTCCTCTCTTACAGCAATTTTTTTTTCTAACAGTAAAAGAATCCCTGTTATTATGAACTATTTCAGCATCATTTTTTAAACACCATTTATACCATTCATTTATCAGTTCAACATCTTCTGAAGCAAAACCATAACCTGTTTGAAAACCATCACCTAGCCACATTCCGAGAATATAAGGATCGATGTGAACATTTTTTCTTTCCCATTTTACATAATTGTTTAATTTAAACGATTTTAAAAGATGTTTAGTTTCATTATCTAATTTTAAGTATTCTTTAATAGAAATGTCAAATACATTATCTTCTGATTCAATTTCTTCCATATATTTGTGTATTTGTATATACCCTTGTTCTTTTGTAGTAATTGATTTATTGTGGGGAATACGTTTTGATGGAGAAGGAATTATTGCAAAAGGATGAGAATCTTTGTAGTGTCTTGTTAAATTACATCTTGACGAATAAACTTTTCCATTACAACAACTTTCTTCACATTTATTTTCTTTTTTTTCAAAATTTAAGTCTTCGTCATTTTTCACACAAGCCACATATCGTGATTTCATTTTCATATCATTTTTGTCAAAGTAAGATAACTTCCATCGTTGTTTTTCTTCGTTCCAAACGATTGAACAGTGATTTGTTATTTTTAATGTTAAAGTGTGTTCACTATTTACAGTGAAATTATCACCTTTATTCTGCTGTATCTCATACATATTATCATTTCCTTTAAACAGTTCAGTAACTGTTGTTTGTTTACCTTCATCATTTATTAAAACGTCTCCAATTTCTACTAACTTTGCTTGTTTAATAGTTCCATTCCAAAGAAGAATTGGAGTTTCAGGTGAAACGCATTTTCCTCTTAAAGCAAGCACCCCATAATAATCGCGTCCACACACTCCATCGATTCCTTTATCTATACCAGCAACTGCGTATGTCTTTGCTGAAAGACCTTCACAAAGAATTAAACTACAGAGATGTGATTCTTTTGTACCGGCTTTATTTGCTGGATCAAGACCTTCAACTTTCACATATCCTTTCTTTTTCTTTTCGGATTTCTTTAAAGTTAGAATCTCCTTTGATTTTATTATATCTTCAATTTCTTCAATAACAGACCATTTCAAAATCTTTGCTATTTCTGAAGTTTTTACGACAGCCGGAACTTTAGGGTTTTCAAGCTTATGTTTGTTTTGACTTTCGAACTCTGGATTAACTACATACGATACAACAAAAATTCTAAAAAACTGTTTTATATCCTTAATGTTCAATGTAGGTTGACCTTTCTTATTAAATTTATCAACAAGAGGTCTAAAAATAGCTTCTGACCATGAATCAACATGTTGACCTCCTAATTTCGTATAGATTCCATTCACAAAGGAAACTATTTGAAATTCTTTTGAAGGTGTAACTAGAACTTCAGAATTACCATGTTTTAGAAACAAATTTTCATCTGTAGCACAATCATACAATTTTGCATATGACTGTAAATTATTTACAGGAATAAGTTCCTCGTTGAAGTAAACTTTAACTTTTGATAACATTGCAACATCGATAACATATTTGAGATAAATAGAAATGATATCATCTGTATATGCAGACAATCCAAATTGTTTAAAATCTGGAAAGTAAGAAACACTTGTATAACCCCGAGAAAGCTTTGTTTTACCAATAATAGGTTTTGTTGTGTCTTTCATATTATTTGTCCAAGTTTGTTCAAAAGTAAGCTTGTTATTAGGATCAACTCCCTTAACAGTGAATTTCGAGGAGAAAATATTGGACGCTTTAGATCCGATTCCATTTCTACCTGAAATTAACCTTTCTTCTTCATCATCATAATTTGATCCAGTTAGTAGGTTTCCAAAAATTAAACTATGATTGTACATATTTTCTTCAGAATTGATTTCGATAGGAATGATATCACCGTCATTGATAACAGTAGTTTCACCTGTTTCTTTGTTTATACTAATTTTAATGTAAGAACAAGGAATTCCTGCAGCTCTCGAGCGTTCAACATTATCAGTTGCATTACTTAAAATTTCAATAAAAATGCGTAAAATGGCAGGTGAAACACTGATTTCTTTTCTTAAAATTTTATAAGAATCTTCATCTTTAACACAAACAAACTCAATTGTTTTTTGAGCCTTATTTGAACCAACATACATATCAGATCTAAGAAGAACATGTTCAATAGGATCCATTTTAACATATTTTTTGGAATTAGTAGTAGTTTGCATTATATTCTGTCTAATATATAAAATTTCTTTTTTAAATTCAATTTTTGATTTAAAAAATAATAGAAGAAGTAAGAAAAAAAGTATATTAATTTAATTTTTCAACTTCGAAAATATTTAACAATGTTGCCAAAAATAACCATCCCATTAAAGGAACAATAGCAAGTTTTCCGCCTATATGTCCACTTAAAGTGTAACAAAACATTGTAAAAATCATTGATAAAACAATTATGTAAATAGCATTTTTCTTATCTCCTTTACAAGAATACAAGTATACCCATAAACAAAGTATTATATTAAGTAATACATACATCACATCTACAATGTTTATTTTACTAAAAATATTTAAAAGAGGTTTTTGTCTTGCAAAATACCACGAAATTCCTATTAGTAAATATAAAATTGTCCATACTATGGAAAATACTATCGCTGGAGGACGAAATTTTACAATATTTCCTGAATCTTCACCTACATTACACAACATAGCTGAACTAAAACCCATTAAAATTGGTATAAATATAGTAACATAATCCATTTTATTCTATATATATTAAAAAAAATGAACTTTTTAAAATATTATATATAATAAAAAAATATGAATTTATCTCAAATTTTGTCAGTACTTATTGTTATACTCGGTGTGGCAATATTTGTATTATACACTTTTTTAAATAATTTAAATACAGAAAATACTAAATATAAAAAAGATATAAATGATATGGAAACATATTATAATAATTTAGCATTGAAAAATTTAGAATTAAAAGATAAAGTTAAAAATGATTCAAAATTTACAAATTATGCTGGTTGTATTTCAAATATTTATGGGTTAGAATTTTATAAAGTATTTAAAGGTGATGATGGTGGAGCAAATAGCACACGAACTTATTATTGCAGTCCATATTATACAAATGGTAGTGCAAGTGATAATACGAAAGATTATAGAAAACCTGCATTTAAATAAGTATTTTATAAAAAATTTGAAAAAAATGATTTTTTCAAATTTTTTTTAATATTTTTTCAACTAAAAAATGATGTTTCAAAAAACAAATATGTTTTCAAGTTTGGCTTATGATTCTGATGAGGAAGAACAACAAGTGGTACGAAATCAATTGAAACAAAATAAAGCTACTGAAAAGACTGAAAAGAAAAGAATTAGAGAACTTGAAATTCGAAAACAGAATGATATAAATTATATAAATGGTATGAAAAAACACAAAGTAATTAAAAGCTACAATGGAATTTCATATGTCAGTGAAATTGAAGAAGATGGCTTTAATATAGCAAGATATCTGGGGTTAGATAGATGTTTACGTAATGTCGTCCTTAGTGCACCCATTTATGGATTTTTCGGTAAGGATGAATATTTGAAATTAGTAAAAATAATGGAATTGAATAAAAATATGAGGTACTTGTTTTATCAAGAAAATATTCTTGAAGATATAAGATATGTTCAATTAAAAATAGAAATGTGTGTTATTTCTCGTGTCCCATATGATATTAGATTGATTTATGAAATATTTTTAACTTTTCTTCAAGATACAGTTTGTGTGAGAGGACTTTTTGAAATTCAACCTATGTTTAGACATATGAAGGATATTTTTAGAGAAGAAATAAAAGAGAAGATAGAGAATCCGTATGGTTCTATTTCAGAATTTGAAAATGAATATTATATAAAGTATTTTGAAATAGGAAAAAGATATGTGGTTAAGCGTAATAATTTAAAAGTTTTGTTTAAGAAATATTTGAGATTTGTTGGAAAGATGATGATTTTGTATAGAAAAAGTAAGAAGTAAATATAAGTTTGTTTTATTTTTTTATATATCAAATTGAACGACGACAATAGTTGTCAAACTTTAAATTTTCGGTTGATTTTAATACTTTTTTTTAGTATTAAAATTAAAATTAAAATTATCGTCCATTACCGTTACATCCAACACATGAATTACATTTGTAAGACAATGGGTTGTTGAAATTTCAAACTTTAAATTTTCTTTTTATAGACTTTCTTCTAAGTTTTTCTGT